GAGGTACTTCAGAAAGTATCAAACGCGAAGACCAAGGCAGAAAAAATTAAACTCCTTCAGGAATACAATACAAAAGCATTGAGATCACTATTGATCATCAACTTCGATGATTCAATTGTATCTTTACTGCCTCCTGGTGAACCTCCTTTTGAAAAGAACAGTGTTCCTGAAGGAACAGAACACACTCGACTAGAACATGAGGCACGACTTCTTCATCACTTCTTTAAGGGTGGTTCTAATGTGAAGCAGACAAAACGAGAGCAGATGTTTATTCAGATGCTTGAGGGTTTGCATGAAGGTGAAGCAGAGGTTCTTTGCTTGGCAAAAGATAAGAAAATTGGGAAACGTTGGAAGATTACTAAACAGTGTGTTGAAACAGCGTTCCCATCTATTCAGTGGGGAGGTCGCTCCTGATGGGGAAAGGTTGTAGAATTATCCATAAGGATTGCGACCCTTCTCTATGTCAAGATCGATCTCTTCCTTACACTGCTTTTATGATAGAATATAAAGAAGGTGGTATTACAAAGTATGATATTGCCTCTGGTCCTAAACAAGTAGACATTTTCGATGACTACTATGATAAGTACAGAGAAGATTTTGTTACTATGACCCACACAGAGGGTAGGGTTAATCCTAAACTCTGGAATGATCCTAATGCTAAAAAGAAATAATTATGAACACACCTGAAATCGTCCCCCTCTTTCCAGAATCTGTTTGTATTTACTATACAAACACCAGAGATATTCTGGAAGAGATGAAGAAAGAAGATTGGGTAAAAATTAAAACCGAAAACCAAGTTGGAAAAGCATCAGAACTTACTAGAGATTTGTACATTTTAGATAAGTATCCTGATATTAAAGAAATGATCATGGATCATTTTAATAAGTATAAAAATGAGTATCTGAGGTATGTGGATACTGAGTTTAAACTTACTACATCCTGGGGAACCAGAGTTACTGAAGGTGCTCAGTCAACTTTTCATGAACATAAGAACTGTATGTTTAGTGGAGTATTTTATGTTACTGGTGGAGATGATAGCGCCTCATTAGTATTTAAAAAGAAAGATGATACTTCTTTCTGGGTAATGCCAGATCAGCAAAATCAATTTAATTCAACCACTTGGTTTTTTGTTCCACCATATCAATCGTTGATCTTTTTCCCTAGTCATTTGTCACACAAGATTGGACTGCAACGTTCTCCTAGGGATAGATATGCTATTGCATTTAATATTATGCCTGTTGGCATCTTAGGCAATGATGACTCCCATGTTAAGTTGGATGTCGAAAAGGTTGAGTTTTAAAAACTGTATCGCATGATACCATTGTCAAAGCATACATACTATGGTATAATTACCATATCGTTCATCTTATGCTCAGCATCTTGCTGGCATTGACCCTTGCCCATCATAATGAAGGATCACCTTATGGGTGGCACATGAGTTGTGAAAGGTTCTTAGAGAGAAGAGTTGAAATCCTTATGGATGACAACTTGGATCGTCGGTCTAAATATAATCTACTAGGTTATCTTAGATCTAAAGTAGAAGGTCAATGTAAAGATATGTTAGTATAAGACGCAAGTAAGTCGCGGAACGGAGCGTTCATCCCATGGTAGAATTATTACTCTATGCCCAAATGGCATGTGCAGATGCTGATGCTTTAATCCTTGGGATTAAAAAGCATGAGGGTCTGAAGCCACAGTGGAAAGTAGAATTGGTCGAGACCGTAAAGGAATCTGTACCAGAATGTAATCACTACTGGGACGCAAACGACTGAAGGAACGGGGCTAAAATCCCATTCTTTTAGGAGACCTACAATGAACACCCTTAACATCATCCGTAAGCAGATCCAAAAAGCTGCTGCACTTCACGACGCACAGATCACTCACGTTGCATATCGTGGCGTAGAGTATGATACACGTTGTGTCGAGATGTCTGAACCACATGGCACTTACTGCTATCGTGGTCGCACCTACACCAAGTGATCGCCATGTTAGCACTACAAGTAGTTGGACTTACGTCCCTAGGTTGTGTGGCATTTATTGCCATGATCTATGGCGAACTATTACTCTTGCATAAGGGGTAATCATGAGAATAAAGCTGGAATATGATCTTCCAGTTTATGATCCAGACAAACACGATCCTGATGAAGTTTTTGGATTTTTGACGTATCGTGGTGTCCACTACGCCAAGTTGATTAATTTAAAATCACGAGGCAATGCAAACTGGAAAGTGAATCACAAAACTTAATACGATTTAGTTAAGAGAGGTCAAGTTACCTCTCTTTTTTTGTAGTAACACATCTATTTTTGTATAATCTATCACTTTTATCCCTACATAGTAGTAGAATTATGTGAGGTGACAAAATGATCCCTAACCCCTCCCTTTATTATTTTGACCACGATATGGAGGTGACTAAATGCACAATCTATTATCAAGATCTCAGTTAGATGAGTGGCGACACTTTGAAGATACTTTGGATGAATTGGCTGTAGAAAACCAAAAACTAAATGACTATTATGAGTGTCTTATTGAATGTGATTTGCTAAATCAATCTGAGTGCAAGAGGATATGCAGGAGGATACTGATGTAAAAATGAATGGGAGGGGTTGCGACCCCTCTTTTTTTATGGTATGATAATAGAATCTGTAACCTAAATATGGATAGAGAGAAACTAAAACTCATCGTCAAGAACATGAAATCTCTGGTGAATGCACTAGAGAGTGAGGTTTACTCTGACACTGATGCTTATAAGATTCAGTTGCAGCAAGGTGGACCACAGTTTGGATTCAAATATGATGAAGGAGACGATGATGGATACCCCGATTGATTGGCGATACAGTGACGAGAGAATGGACGTGCGAACGCAAGCACTAAACATTCTTCTGAAGAAATTTGGATCAGAGATTTGCTCTGATGGATCACCACGCTATAGCAACCGAAGCATCTATGAATGCGTTCACGATTGGGTGTCCCAAGGAAACGTAAGAACAGATGGCATCGTTGCCTATTATAAAGCGTACTATGACACGACTAAAAGATCAAATTAGATTAGCAAAGAAAGCACTTAGAGAGGCACGTAAAAAACCTGGGTTGTATACCGATGGTGAATTACAGTACATGGCAATGCAACTAGTTCGTGCTAAAATAGCATTGAAAGAAAAACAATTACGCCGCAAGCAGGAGAAAGGATTTAGCAATGAACTCAGTGAAACTCGTAACAGTGACTCCCGACGCGGAGAAGACAATGGGGTACGTGGCGAGAGTGAGCAATCCAAACAACCAGGAGAACCCTAAGGTTGCTGGTCTGCTAAAGTATTGCATCAAACACAACCACTGGTCTGTCTTTGAGCAGGCACACATGACCTTGGAGATCGAGACCACTCGCGGAATCGCAGCTCAAATTTTGCGTCACCGTAGCTTCACATACCAAGAGTTTTCCCAGAGGTATGCTGACAGTTCTATGCTTGCAGATACTATTCCTCTGTTTGAACTTCGTCGTCAAGATGAAAAGAATCGTCAGAATTCTATTGATGATATCGATCCTTTTACCAGGCAAGAGTTTGAGATCAAAATCAAACGACACTTTGACGAGGGAATGAAACTCTACAAGGAAATGCTTGATGCGTCGATTGCAAAAGAGTGTTCTCGTTTTGTACTTCCCCTCGCTGTACCAACCCGTATTTACATGACAGGATCTGTTCGTTCGTGGATCCACTATATAGATCTACGGAGTGCCCACGGCACCCAGAAAGAACACATGGACATTGCACTAGATGCTAAGCGTGTGTTCGCTGAACAATTTCCTATTTGTGCTGAAGCATTGGAGTGGAATTAATGCCTACATATCCTGTTAAAAATTTGAAGACAGGTGAAGAGAAAGAACTTCACATGTCTATGAAAGAATACATGTCTTGGAAAGAAGAAAATCCTGACTGGGACAAAGATTGGTCTAAAGGTTGCGCTGGAGCTGGTGAAACTGGTGACTGGCGTGATAAAATGTCCAAGACACACCCTGGTTGGAAGGATGTGATGTCCAAGGTAAAACAAGTTCCTGGTTACGGGAACTCAACCAAACATAAAGACGGTTATCAGTGGTAATTATGGCAAGAGGAAGAGGAAACAAATCGCCTGGACAGGGCATGTCGAAGAAGCAACTAAAGCGTAAGAAACCAATTAATGAATCTTACCTCCTTGAGATTGAACCACTTACAGAAAGTCAAGAACTTTATTTCAATGAGTGGGCGGACGGTAAGAATATTTTTTCTTATGGTGCAGCAGGTACAGGTAAAACATTTGTTGCTTTGTACCTAGCACTCCAAGATATTTTGGATGAAAATTCTCCATTTGAAAAACTTTATATCGTTCGTTCACTTGTTGCTACCAGAGAGATTGGATTCTTGCCTGGTACACATGAAGACAAGGCATCTCTTTACCAGATTCCATATAAGAATATGGTGAAGCATATGTTTGAGATGCCAGATGATAATAGTTTTGAGATGCTTTATGAAAATCTCAAGGCACAAGAAACTGTATCTTTCTGGTCTACTTCATTCCTTCGTGGTACTACTCTCGACAATGCTATTGTTATTGTTGATGAATGCCAAAACCTAAACTTCCACGAGCTTGATTCAATCATGACTCGTATCGGACAGGACTCTAAGATTGTTTTCTGTGGAGATGTTAATCAATCAGATTTGCAGAGAACAAATGAACGCAATGGTATCCTTGACTTCCAGAGAATCCTAGAAAACATGGAAGAGTTTTCTATGGTAGAATATGGAGTGCAAGACATTGTTCGTTCTGGTCTTGTCAAATCATACCTTATTAGTAAAATGACTCTCGGTTTGTAATGCAATTGTTTAATCATGTTGGTGATCTGACGCCTGTTGAGATGACCGCTGAAATGGTGGAAGGAAAACGTGTCTACTTCACTCCATCTGGCAATCAATATCCATCAATCACCACCGTGATTAGCAACAACGCTAAGAAGCAAGCAGGTCTTGCGAAGTGGAGAGCACGGGTTGGTAAAGAAAAGGCAGCAAACATTACTGCACGTTCCGCAGGACGCGGTACAAAATATCATTCGATCACTGAGGATTACTTTAACAATGCTCTTGATCTAAAAAAGTACAGTAAGTTTCCTCTGCCTGTGTTGATGTTTCAGCATAGTCGCTCTGTCTTGGACCGTATAAATAATATTTACCTACAAGAAGCGGCACTTTATTCTGACCAACTTGAGGTTGCTGGTCGCGTTGATTGCATCGCAGAGTTTGATGGGGTTCTGTCTATCATAGATTTTAAAACATCTGCAGAACCAAAGAGAGATAGTTATTTGTATGATTATTTTGTTCAGGAGACAGCATATGCATGTTGTCTTCAGGAACTCTATGGATTGACTGTAAAGCAACTAGTTACTATTGTCGCCTGTGAAAATGGTGAGACACAGGTTAAGGTTGTTCCGCCTAAGAAGGAATATCTTTTGCGATTGATTCAGTACATAGACGAATACAAGACACGACATGAACAAAAACCTATTAGAAGATAAATTTATGACATCTGCGAAGTTCTCTCAAGAAGTTGAGAAGGTTGCATTAAATAACGCGGATATGAATTACATCGATGCTGTTCTCCATCTCTGTGAGATCAATGAAATTGAAGTAGAATCCGTACCAAAACTAATCTCCAAACCATTGAAGGAGAAGATTAAATATGAAGCACAGAAGTTAAACTTCATCAAGAAAACGTCTAGAGCAAAATTAATGTTGGTGTAATGAGTACATTTTTTCAGTCCGAACTGGTCCGTGGTGACATCCAAGAGATGACTTCTCTTCAGGAGTTCTGCTTTCGTTGTGCAATGAACTTATCTTTGTTAGACAAGGAAGAGAAACTTGAATACTTTGAAGCTCTCGAAAAGTTAATTGAGAAACAGAAGATCTTTCATGCTCGTATCTGTTTGAGTGATGATCCAGAGGCACAATCTGTCGCTGAAAGTATTAAGAAGGCAGTTGTTTTGTTGGGTGGGAATGAAGAACTCAACCCCAACGACATGTTTGATGAACTGCTGGGCAAGGTCAGACAGTTTAAGGACGTTTTAGAGAGTGGCACACAGGATTGACGCCTGTCTGCCGACCTGTTATACTAACTTCGTTGGGCAGATGAGTCGGGGAGACCCGCCTGTACGTAAGACCCAACAACCAAACCAAATCCAAACTAATCCGAGGTAATCCGAATGTCATTCGCAGATCTTAAGCGTAAATCCCAGAACAATCTACAGTTCCTTCAAAAAGAACTGGAGAAATCATCCAGCGGCAAGAACGTTGATGAGCGTTTCTGGAAACCAGAGGTTGACGCTTCTGGAAATGGATACGCTGTTATCCGTTTCCTCCCCGCACCTGAGGGCGAGACCGTCCCTTGGGCAAAGGTGTACTCCCATGCCTTCCAAGGTCCTGGTGGTTGGTACATTGAGAACTCACTCACCACTCTTGGCGACAAGGATCCCGTTGGTGAAGTGAACCGCCGTCTCTGGAACAGCGGTAGTGATGAAGACAAAGAGACTGCTC